ACAGCGACGTCTAGGTCTAGATACATTACCGGACCCGAGAAGCGTCCTGGCTCGGCCAGCTTCATCTTCACCCACCAACCCTTGAGATCGGTTCCGAGTTCCTTTTCGGTCAGCACGGCGAATTCGTGCGGTATCGTCAGATGACGTGCGACCATGCCGCGCAATCTCTCGACGTACTCGTCGCCGCGCCCTTGGTAGTTACACCAGTTAATGCAAACGACTTTCACAGTCGCCACAGCGCGAGTGAGCAGATATCCTCGCGTCCGTCCTGAATCGATTCCAGCGGCTCGCCCAAGTTATATGGGACTTTCCGCAAGTCGAGCCGCGTGAACTGCGGTGAGCGTTGAGGAAGATCCTCGCCGTTGAACTGCGTGGCGATCAGGAACTTCGCCGATTGCCTGAACCGTTCCAGCGCGAGCATGATCCGCGGCTCGTCCAAGTGATTCAGGACCATGCGGCACAGGATCGCATCGGCCTGCGGCATCACATCGCGCGTGATATCCAAAGACACGATGCTATCCCTACGCGGAATAAGATCGAACGCGCGGTATTCCACATCCCAGCGGACACCACCAATCCAGTGCAAGTCGCCTGCCCCGGCGTCGTTGACACAGCGAATGTCGTGACGCTTCACTATCCCCGGCAACCAGCGGCAGGCGTTCTCAGTGGCTGAAAGCGTCGAGCCGTTGCCGCAAATCGTCCCGTCGTAGAGCCCGCCTCGCCAGCCCTTTTCCATGCGCTCAAGCATGTCCGCATCAGAGAGCATCGATGGAGGCGGCTGGAAAGCACTGGAGGGCGCTTCCAGGCGTGCAGTTGACGATAGGGACAAGGTTTTGCGCGGCTGTCGACTCATAGAATCCAATCAACTCCTCGTGAATGCCGTTGCGAACCCGCACGCTCGGCCAGTGCTGGAGTTCGGGAACGTATTCACCAAAATAGTGTCTTGGCGAACTGCCGACTTGCCTGTTCCGGCCGTCGTAGTCAGACGCGAACTTCATGTCATAGCCCAGCAACGCGATGCGCTCAGCGCCCGCGTGATAGGCGAGATTCAGTAGAGAAAACCCGGCCGACTTCCCGTGATGGATGTACGCCGGATCTGTGCTGAGGCCCTTGTGAGCTTCGTCCTTCCATATAACGCGCTCAATGCCATCAGGCGCACCGGGCTCGTCAATCGTCAGCTTTTCGCACGGATGGTCGACGAAGCCGTAGAAACCCCAGAACTGTTTGAACCCGAACAGCAACGCGAGGTCTGGCACGATCTCCCAGACGCGGTTGCATCCAAAGAGCGCGAAGCCCTTACGCCGCGCTGTGTCGATCTGCTCCAGCGTCAGCGAGGGTCCCGTCCCGATGCACACGATCGTTCCACCGTAGCGCTTCATCGAGATCCTGTCGCTCGTAACACGTAATGGCAGAACCTGGCGTCGCATTCACGATGCGGGCGTCGGGCTTATAGGCGCGCACCCAGCTCGCGTAATACTTATCCGGATGCGCCTTCTGAAACCAGGAGCGCAGTCCTTCCGGATGGTCGCCAAAGAAATGAGATTGTCCGTCGACCGTGCGCATGTCATAACCGATCAGCACGACGCGCGGTGAACCCAAGAGCAGCGCAAGATTCACGGCCTGAAAACCCGAATGCGCCTCATCACCGGTGTGCAGATAGTCAGGATTCGTAGAGAACCCGGCCGAGAATTTCACGCCTATAAGACTGAGATTGAATCGCCTCGCATCCGCAATGCGTTCGGCATCTGGCGGCTCCAGATAGTCCTTGCAGCACCACCGCTCTCCCAAAAATGCCTTAGCCCCATCCTGGGACCGCCACCAGCGAAGGTCGGCTGCGTAGAGAATGTCTGCGCCACGTAAAAGCTTGTACGCGTCATTGACCGCGATGACCTTCCATCCCCTGAACTGCGCGCGGCGAATATTCTCAGCCGCTTCGCGTGTGAGCGACGGCCCAGAAGCCGCAACCACGCACGGACTGTCAGACCAGTCGCTTATTTTCTGGAGCCCAACCACGCTGTTTGTTCTCCGGTGCAGGCCGCTTCTGACGAGGGCGGCCCTTTCGGACCGCCCTTTTTCGTTTTGACTTCATCAGTTCACTGATTAGTCAGCGTTCTTGACGAACTTCAACGCGTCATTGTTGGCCGGGATTCCACCCCATCTGCGACTTACCCAAAATTTGGTAGTCCCGACAGTTGTAATATTATCCGTGACGATCTCCAGGGGTCCCCGATTGACGAGTTCGTAGCTGCGCTGCCAGTTGCCGAAGACGCCCACGAGCGCATCGACGGTGGTCGCAGTGCCGAGATCCTCCCATGTGAACACGGGATATCCGAACAGCATGTCCGGCTGACCTGCCTGCACAGAGACTTCCCACAGGTATCGACCCTGAGTGTCCTTGAGTCGCCGCGCATAGCCCTGAGTCTGCGAGGACATCGCAAACTTGGCCCCATTGCGATAGCCAGGCGCCAAGTTAGAGACTGCCGCCTGCAGGATGTCGAGCGTCAGCTTGTTCGGCGAGCTCGTGTCCACACCATTGTGTGAAACGAACTGGTAGACAGCCGCCGCACGCATCGGTGACGCATAGTCAGCAGTCGACGTCGGCGCCGAGTTCGTCATACCTGTGCATTGGCCTGAGCCGTTGCCCGAGTAGATCGAAGTCGCCAGCTTCACTGCGTGTGACTCAGCCGTATCAGTGACCAGCCAACTCGTGACGTCGAACATCAGGTCCTGGAGAGACTCCTTGGACGCGTACAGGTACGCGTACAGCTCGCCCTGCGTCGGCTTGACGTCGCGGGTATTCGGCGCGTTGCCCTGGTTGCGTGTACCGAGTTCGGCCGCCCACGCACCGGCCTGACCGGAAATCGTAACTACCTTGTGATAGTCGGAGGTCCCGACAGTCTTCGGCCCGATGGCATCCACGACACCGGAGGTTTTCAGGATCAGACGCTCGACTTGATCCGAGATGACCTTCGGAACGGCATTGCCGCCGAGAAGTGCCGTGCCAGCCGTGACGGTGTCTGTCTTGATCTCAAGTGCCTTGCGGGCGAGCTCATTGCGATCCGCAACTGCCTGACGATCCTGGAATCCGGAACGCAGCCACTTGAGAAATAGACGCTCGTCATCGTCGACCATCTTCTTGACGATGTCGCCCTTCGGACGGTCCGCGTAGGCTTCCAGGATTTCGATTCGATCCTTGATCAGTGAGTACGCACGTTCCTGATCCAGACGCTTGCGCGTCAGCTCAGTGATTTCGTTCTCGTACTTGTCGCACTTGGCCTGCAGTTCCTTGTAGCGCGTCTCATGGCCCTGCCGAACCTCTTCTAGCGAGCGATCGTTATCCTCGCGAAGATCGTGAACGGCTTTGCCGATACCTTCGAGGGTTTCTTTCAGCGCCGAATTCGGCGCCTTCACATCGAGTGACATGTTGGGACTCCAAAAAAGAAAAACCCGCCTCAAGGGCGGGTCGGATGGTTTGATGCTTCGTGAATCTAGGCGGCGAAGCGTTTCCAGCGGCGCTGGATGCCGAGCGCGACGAGATCCTCCTCAAGAGCCTTGAGGCCCTCGACGAATTCCTCGTCCTGATCGGCTTTGCTTTCGCTCACTTCGCGCTCAATAGATTCATCGCGAAGCGACTGGTGGAGCTCCTTTGCGGCGCGCTCCAGTTCCTCGGCTCCGGCATCCCACCGTGAGTCCGCCGGCGTCCCACCGGCCAACCCTTCGCCAGAACGCGACTTGCTCGCGTTCATTCGATCTTCATAACCCTGAATAACATTGCGGGCCATTTCCTTCTGAGCCTGAGAAGGCCCATCTACGCTCGACAAACGCTGAGCCGCAGCGGCAATGCCGGCGCTCGAAGCGTGCAGCGTTCCATTGATGACACGCGCAAACGGCTCTTTATAGGCCGTGCGTTCATTTGCCTCGTCGGCATCGACGAACAGAAATCCGCGCTTGGCGAATCCCGTATCAGCGTGATCGGTCCCGATGCCGGCGTGATCGAGAATTGACTGAGCCGCTGCCGCGCCATCCCAGTTCTGGTCACGGACTATGGGAAGGTCATGCGCGCAAGAGCATGTCCAGTCCTCTGGCGTCTCTTCAGACATTCCTTGAGCCATGTCCTTCAGGGCCGTGAGTTTCGCCACGAGTGCCCGGGAAATCGACTTGCTACAACCGATGTCCCGCAGCATCTGCTCGAACTGCCTGGCAGTAGGCACGTATTCACCCATCGCAGAGAGTTGCGACTTCACATGCGCAACCTGAGCCAGTGGGTTCATCGGCAGACTAACCACCGAGACCTCCCACAACTCAGCCTCTTTGATCAGGCGATTTCCATCCTTGTCGAAGTCCTGATCGAGCGTGCGATAGCCAATAGATAGGCCGCGCACAGCGTCCATCTTGAGAAGCGTCAGTATCTCATTGCCCAAATCTGTAGGTGCGAGAACACCTTTTACCGCGAGTCCGTTCTTATCCTCGCTCATCGAGAGCCATTTCCCGGGAACCCTGGACGGGTCATGCATCCAGAACATCTGAGGCAACGATCCCGCCTTTTGATGCTGCGCTAGAGAACGCTTGAACGCGCCCGGCACGACGATATCGCCGCCGAGGTCCACGTTCTTAAACACGGACCCGTGACCGTCGAACTCGCGGTCGCTGAGCGACTTGATTTCAAGCGGAATAGTTAGGGTCGGCTTCATTCCCGTTACCTTGGGTTGGCGGTTTCACAATGGGCGCACCGTCAACCGCCATGTTGGCCGGATGCAGATAGGTGTCGCCGTCAGGGTCGGTGCGCGGATTCATGCCTTCCATCTCGCGCCATTCATTCGCGTTGATCGCGCCGTTCTGGCGCTGAATCTGCAAGCCTTCCTGGCGGCTCTTGAAGTCCGCCCGGAGCACAGAATCGAGATTGAAGCGAATGCAGATGCCGCTATTGACATCATCGTTCGTCAGCAGATCACGCTCCATCGCTGCCTCGAAGCAGCGCGCGTACGGCATGATCACATTCAGTGTGAAATCGCCCGCCTGCTGCTCGACGTTATTGAACGTCGCGCGCTCGAGGTCCCCGACCAGATGGGGCGGCACGCCCCATGCGCCTGCAATCACCGTGCGCTGATACTTGCGCGTCTCCAGGAACTGCGCCTGCTCGTTGTCGATCTCAAGCGGATCACCGGTTTCAACGCCCTTCGGCAAGAGCAACGCGCGATGCCGCTTCGTACCGCCCAAGGCGTTCTGAAAATCAGCGATGAACTGCTTCTCTTCTTGCTCGCTCTTGAACGCCTGCGCGCTCTGCGCGTACTTGAAGATCATGAGCGGTACTGCGCCGTTCGCGAAGAACGTAGCGCCGAAGGTTTCGGCCGCGATCTCCAGCGCAATTGCCTGCTGAACGTCATCGACGGGCGAATCGCCTTTGAATCCGTCGCGAGCCGGCCCGCGGACCGCGTGAACCTTACCGGCCTCATACTCCTGCTGCTGCGCGCCGTGATTCCACGTGTACGTCACTTTCCACGTGTTGGGATCCTGCTTGAGCTGGACGTGCTCGGGATTCATCGGGATTAACTCCCGAATAGGACCCGTCTGGCCGCGCGACTTATAGGCGAAGAATCGCCCGTAGCGCGCAATCCAACTCGCAGCGTCCTGCCAGTAGTCGACAGAGCTTTGCCATGAGTTCGGGTAGGCTAAGAGCTTTGCTACCGGATGGTTCGGTAGTTTCTTCTTAGTCTCTAGCCCACTGCTGTCGACTCCTTTCTGGTAAACGAAAACTGGCGTCACCGCGAAGCGCCGAGCGATCGCTGTCACGATGGCATGCACGGTAGGCGAGCGCATGCATGTCTCTGGCGTGACCGGAGCGATGCCGCCCTGATATTGAGCAGCGATCAGTCGCCGCAGCGCATCGCCAGGGAAAATGTTCGCCTTGCGCTCGGGCAACAGCGAGAGCGCGTGCCGGAGCCAGCCAGGAAGATTCACAGCGCGACCAGGCGACCCGTTGCATATCGAGACGGCGGATTCATTGACATCAGGGCCGCGGCGTTGAAGGTGGCCATCAGCGGGTCGATCTTCGCTGAACCTGCAGCCTGCTTCGTGATCATTACCGCATTGCCCTTTGGTTCCACCCGCGCATTACCCACACACCACGCCATTAGCCGGCGGCCGCCGTGCTTCAGCGCGCCTTCCGCACATTTGCGTTCAGTCGTCTTGATCGCGCCTACCAAACGCCAGCCCTGCGGGATGCCTACAATCGAGTCTTGCTCCACGCCGATCTCGACCAGCGCATCCACGATGGCGCCAATACCGGCCTGGTCGACGCCGACCTGGTAGAGAAGCCCGGCCCTCAGAATTTTCTCGACGTAGGCCGCGAGCTGCTCGACGTCATCGCCGATCGAATCAACAATGGTCAGGTCCCCGTCGCGCTCGAAGTCCCGAAACCGGTCGGCTTCAGCCTTGCGGCGCTGGAGGCGATCGCCGAGCCGGACGAGCGATCCGACGTGCTCGACCTGGTGTCGCGTTTGGTCGACCGTTCGCTAATCGTCGTCGACACGAGCCGTGCCGAGACCCG